ATAGTGAGTGTCTGTGATTAAGCCGATACGCATAGTAAGTTTTAACTAGATTTCAAGTTTAGAATGGTGTGCTTTAAGTGTCAAATCTGGAGTGCTTTCTTCTCTTGGTCGTTTTTTATTGATAACGATGAATTTATCATTCGCAAAAGTTCCTGCGATGTTGATTTCAATTTCTTGATCGTCACTCCAGATGGGTGTGCCATCTTTCTTTCGCATGTCTAATGCTTTTTCTAGACGAGTAATAATATCTTCGGTAATTTTCATCGGTTTCTATATTGAATATTATCTTTAATAGTGTTGTAGTCAGAACTGTGTCCCGAAAGCAAGCTGTCATCAACCATCATAACTTCATCAAATCCAGTCTTCTCAATAATTTTGGTTTTAATGTCAAGTTGCTTTTTCTCTTTTTGGATTCTACGGAGAAAAGCATAATGAATGATCTGCGTAAAGTAAGCAAAAGGATTTTTGGATTTCTCAGGATCAAAATTATGAATATATTGAACGCAATTTTCGATTCCATCTGAAATCATATCCTCACGAAACATATAATTTACAAAGTTTGGTTTATATGATAAGTGAGTTGCGATCTTTAAAAAACAATCTCCAAGATAATTTGGAATGGGAGGTTTACCATCCCATCTTCGTGCTCTTTCTTCCTTTGGTTGTTCTCGTAAATCTTTACCGTATATCTCTTTATATTTCTTTTCGACTTTTGTACGGTAAACGATCATTGCCTCCAACAACTCTTTATTATTTACATAATGTTCTGATTTCTTTTTAGGCATGACATCGATTACTAATTCTATAAGATATCTTTATTTTAGCACATCAACAAAGACTTGACAAGGTGCCAGATTAGCAGTAGACTACCTTTGTTAGGGTTGAAGGATGAGCTTTAGCTTTCTTTAGTATCTTCTACTTCTAACTTAAATATATCTTCCAGTTTCTTACGGGCTTCTTTGACCGTAGAAATATATCCCATCTTTTCAGATGGCTTTACTTTTCCATATTGACTGAATTCATCAATGTCTTCATCAGAAGAATCCGTAATATATTGAGTGTAGATATTGATTAACTTCTTATCTGTAGTTTCAGTCATAGTAATAATTTTATCTTGTCTAACAATAAAGAAATCATCATCAGATAATTCAACCCAAGGTTTCACCTTTATAAAAGATCCATGTTTGTTTTCTGACATTTTAACTACTACTGGATTTTGGAGAACAAGAATAGGATCACCATCATTCTCATCCACCATTACTAATGACAATACTTCTTCTCCAGATATCATTTTTATGATTGCGTGAAATTCATCTCCCATATTAATTTTTAAGCGGTATGTTTACAATATCATAATTAAAATTTTCTTCGTTATAAATTTTAATTCTTTCGATTAGATGATTTAAAGTATAATTTTTCCTGGACTTGTAGGAAATGTCGTCAGCAATATCATAGAGTGTTGCTTTTGTTTTGTTATTTCCTTTTCTGAGAACTCTACCAATTGATTGGAGATTCCTAATCCTCGACTTGGAAGGAGAAGCAAAAATAACATTGTGTAAGTTTTTAATGTTAATGCCAGTAGAGAATGTTCCATAAGATGCAACAATAATCGCATCATTCTCTTTCTCTGTAATCTCTCTTACTTTTTCTCTGTCTTCTGTTGCCACTCCACCATGAACAAAAAAGACATGTCGATCATCAATCTTATTGCTATTTATCATTTCATATAAAGGTTGACCATGACCTTCTACTCTGGAGAATAGAATAAGAGTATTACCTTTAAGATCGAGAGCAAGATTTCGAATAAATTTATTTCTTCGTTCATGATTTATGATATACTGAACTTCTTCTTCAAAATTTTCAAATCTATGTGCTGGGTGCTTCAGTAGAAGCACATTAATGTCCAATTGAGCAACATGCCCTTTCTTCATCAACTCATCAGTTTTAATAATCTTATATGATGGTCCAAATAGACCTTCTAAGACCCACTTATGAGTTTGTGTTCCATCAAGCGTTCCGGTAAAACCAAAACGATACTTGCAATCTGCAAGCTTTGACATTATAGATATAAGAGATTTTGATTTAAACTGGTGTGCTTCATCTCCAACAACCACATTGAATCTTGAAAAATACTTGCGAGGGAGTTTGTAGATGGACTGCCAGGTGGTGATAATCACCTGAGAATCAGTCTCTCTTTCACGTCCCGCATAAATCTTGTGGCAAAATGAACCTACATCCCAACCATAGTCTGCAAAGTCTTTATACATTTGCTCTACAAGCGAAGTCGTTGGAACAACTATCAGAATATTTTGTTGCTTCTCAACGTAATATCTCACAAGAGAGTATATCATCAGAGACTTTCCAGAAGCAGTTGGGGATATCAGCAGTCTTCTATTATGTCTTAGAGCGTCGTAGACCCCTTCTATTTGGTAGTCTCTAGGGGAATACCTACAGATAGCATTTATATAGTCTTTAACGCCTTCCTTAGAGATCATATTGTTCGTCTCAAAAGGAAGTCCATAAAATTTATTGTCTACAAACTCATAAGTATAATCATGAGTTTCACAAAATCTTACGACTTTATCCAATAAACCAACATATATCTCACTAGTTTCGGTATTGAATAAACGAATTTTTCCATCCCAGTGTCGATTACGAAACTGAGGCATAAACTTTGCACCAGGAACCTCAAACGTGAACTGATCTGCAAGTTCGTAATAAACGTGAGGATCTGCCTTTATTGTTAAATATACTTCGTTCTTCTTTTGAATAATCAAATGAGACATATACTCATAATATTAATTATAAGTATTTATTGGGGTTAGTTTGGATAACCTTGCTGTTCTCCGGCAGCGTCCATTCTCTGTCTAGTGTCTGCTCTTTCTGCTTCCGTTCTTTCTCTTTTTCTTTTCTTTGGTTTAATCTGAACTTCTTGTGGTTGTTGGGGTTGAACTTCTTGTGGTTGTTGGGGTTGAACTTCTTGAGGTTGTTGTGCTTGTTGTGGTTGTTGTGCTTGTTGTGCTTGTTGAGGTTGTTGAGTTCTTGCAGATTTTTTAATTTGTTGCAAACGCTGCAAACTTCGCTGATGTTTTGATGATGCAGTATCATAATTACTTTGAGCTGTTGCCAAAGTATTCTGTGCTTGTTGTCTTATTTGATTGTTTGCTTGTGCAATAGGAGAAGTGGGATCCGTTGCAATATGAACCTCTACATTTTTTCTATGCTGCCTTAATATTGGTTCTCCAGTTTCTGGATTTATGGGAATAGATGCATTTTGCGCATTTACACTTGCTACTTCTAGATCTCTTTCAGTATCAAAGAATGCTTGTTGTGTTTGTTGCGCCTTTCGTGCAGCATATCTTGCCCGTCTTTCTGCTGCCTGCCTCTCTATCCTTTCTTGTTTTACTGCCTCTCTTTCTGCTGCTAACCTTTCATCTCTTTCCCTACCAACTCCTTTTGATCTCAATTCGGCAGTTCTTGCTTGTCTATTAAACGTATCCAAGGTCATTGGTCCTTGTTGTGGTTGTGCTTGATTATCTGGTTTATCTGCATCAGGTTTTGCTGGCCCAACTCTTCCTGCTAAAGCACCAGATCTTTGTATCCTTTGTGGTTCTTCTCCTCTACGTCTCATTTCAGATGCACGGTATCCATCCTCTGTTTTGCTACTTTTACCCTTTCCAGATCTAGGAGTAAGAGGTTGGTCCAGATCTGCCCTTTGAGATACTGGTTCAGATTTTGCTCTACTAACAACTTCACCCGTCTTAGGATCTACATAAGTTCCCCTAACAACTTCAGTTGCCTGCCCAGATGGGGAAGACTTAAGGAAATCTGAGAGAGATTTCATAGTTGGATACTTTGAAAGAATACCTTCAATTCGTTCTCTTTGTCCCTTTTTTAAATCACTTACATCAATTCTTTTTGTCAATAGTTTATAAGCTTTTTCATATTCTTTTCTTTTTGGATCATCTCTATCCATACCCATATAATCTATCTTAAGTTGTTTTGGATTATTTTTATATTTTTTACTATCGGCAATTTTTTTAATTGCTCCAAGTTCACCTACTTCCAAATCTGACTTATCAATTTTATCATTTGGACTTCCTTTACCCCTCAAAAGTCTCATTGCAGTTAATGCATCTTTAAATTCTTGACTTTCTGGATCTAACTGAGCAGAAACTTCTTTCCCGAATTTTTGTTCACCACCAGCAGCTTCTTTATCAACTAATCTATCAAATCCGGGATAATTTTTAACAAGAGCATCAACTGCAGATTGAGCAATTGATAATCTTTTCTCACTCTTTTCTTTATTTTCTGTTGGACTAATTTTTAAATTCTGTGCTCTAACATATTTTGATATATTAGATTCTAAGTCTGCCTCAAATTTTTTAATTTCTTCCTTTGAGGCACCATCTTTTTTCAGTTTTTGAATATATTTTTTAGCAGCAGCTTTGAATAATCCTCTAACTTCTTCTGGTTCGGCAGATAGAGTTTGTGATCCTTCTCCCTGCTTTAAACTAATTCCTTGTCCAAATTTTTTATCTTTTGTGTCTGCGATAGAAATATCTCTTTTTGATGTATCTGCTTCTTTTCCAACTACATCTTTCCACATTCTTGTAGTGGGTGGAGTTGCTCCACCTTCAACTTTAGCATAAGCAGTTGATCTATTAGCAGCAGATTTTCCTCTTCTTCCTTTTGTATATGCTACAACACTATCTGGTGCCAATTTCAATTCGTCATAGTATGTTGATTGACTTTGACTTGCATTAGTATCTTTTCCCTTTTCAAATCCCCGTTTTGCCTTTGCAAAACTTAATGGATGTTTAGGATCTTGTCTAGCAGCATCAATTTCTTTCTCCATTGCTTGTCTAGCATCATCATATTTTCCAGCATTAATAAGATCTCTTATTTCTCTGCCGTATTTTCTATGAGTAATAAAGTGATTCCATACTTTTCTGAATGCATGTTCATCACTATATTTTCCCTCAAATAAAAGGAAACCATATCTATAACATTCAAATATAAAATCTCCGAAAGACTTCATCTCTATCTTACTTCTATCATTATTAGGTATTTATTATTCACCACAATTAAACTTGAAATCTAAAACTGCTTTATACAGTTCAGTTTTAAGATAATGTAAGTGTTCTTGCTCAAATGGATGCCTGGAAGGATATCCCTCCCAGGTTTCTATTCTTTTACATACACAATGGTATAAAAGATGAATATCTTCTATACCAAAATCCATTATAAACTTGGATTCTTCATCCATTAGTTAAACCCTGCTTGAAATCTGTGCCACTCGATTGCATTTTTAATTTGAAAAGTTCTATTAGAGATAGTCTTAATAATCTCTTCAAGAAACTTTAACATGGTATCGTAATATTTAATTTTTAAATCTACTGCTGTTAATCTTTCATCAGCATCAAGATAGCGTTGAAGTACATCTTTTTCTCTTATCTTGTAGGGAAATGGATTTTCTTCATACACTTCAGCAGGTGCTTTACCTGCATAATAATTATATCTTTCTAACCTCACACGATTAAAAGACTCTCTTGCCTTTTCTCTTAAAAGAGTAATCGTATTGTATATGGTATAGTATTTAGAGTGAAGTTGAGGTATTTTAAGTGATTCATCATGTAAGTTATCTGGATCTATGAAAGAATCTCTCTCCCACATCTCCTGAATTTGTTCAAGATTCATAAGGGTGTTCTGTTGTCAGATGCTAGTATATTATATACAGTATACTTGAAAGTAACCTCTGCTGTAAAGTAATTAATATCAGTATCTGTTGCTGCAAAGTCTAAAGAAGTTAATGATGTTGGATATAGATCTTTAAATTTAATGATTGCAACAGTATTATAATTGCTATTCAAAATATGAAGACTTGCATCACTAAATGATTCATTTGGATCTTTTATCCCATCAGAATTAGTAATAAAATCGGCATAATCTTGCGTGGATTCTGGAAAACCCAAACCAGTAATCCAATTATGAATGGTCGAATAATTTACAAGATTTTCATCAACTAAAAATTTTAAAGATAAGTCGCCATACTGAACAATTCCTCCAGGAATATCAATATTTTTTAAGTATGATGCCTGATTTAAAGTCGTTAAGGTAATTTCAGGAATTCGGGCAGAATTGCAAAAAAATGATACTTTAGGATATTTGGCAAGATTAAACTTAAATCCTATTGGAGACAAAAAATTTCTATTACTTATCTGCTTATCAAAAGCGGTTGCCATGGCTTTTATTTGTATTTAGATAAAAAAAGAGGGTCCAAAGGACCCTCTGTAAGAAACTCTATGTAAAAGACATCACATGAGGTTAGAAACCTTAGTGCGTCTGTAGTATACGTTAGAGTTGGTGGAAATAATACCAGGATCGGAGAGAGAACCGCCCTTAGCGAATGGATTAGCGACCATGCCGTAGCGGGTCTTAAAGCCAATCTTAGGCTGGAAGGTGTTCTCGCCAACGGCACGAACCATCTGAAGAGGAACGTATGGGCAATAGAACAGACCTGCGTCATAAGGTGAAGAACCCTTATAACCAACGGTGTAATACTGAGTAGAAGCAACGTTGGCAGAATATGGGTCAATATAAACGCGGAACTTACCAGCAAGTACACCAGCGAAGGTGTTACCGGTGTCGTCTACCTGAAGGTTTGCATTGAGTGCAGGAGTGTAATCAAGTACACCTGCCATTGCAAGAGCGGAAGCAACATCAGCAGAACAGATGATGATGTTACCCTTTCCTCTACGAGTTTGCTGAGCGATAGCGTTGGCATCGCGCTCGATTTGGAAGATCAGACCCTTGAACTTCTCAACAGACCAACGACCATTGGAGTCAACATCAAGGTCGAAAGTACCAGCAGTAGCAACGTTTGCCTGAGCACCAGGAACAGCAGACTTATAGATGGTACGAACAACTTCGCGGTTGATTTCGGCAAGAATCTCAGTAGAGAGAATGTTTGCCAACTCGGCTTCGGCGTTCAGACCATGAATTGCCTTAAGGTCCTGAGCAAGCTCAAGTGAGTACTCAGCCTTCAGTGCGCGTGACTTGGCAGTAACGGTGACCTTCTCGATCGAGAATGCCATCTGGTTAAAGTTCTCGGACTCGCCAAGACCTTCAGCAGCATCGGTTCTCATGCCCTGACCAACGTTGTACTGATTAGCACCAGTTCCAGCGTTAGTAGATTGATCGGTTGGGCTAAGGATTGAAGGATTGCTTCCACCCTGAGCAGTAGTACCAAGACCGACAGCACCATCAACGAAACCAGCAGTCTCGTTGAATCCTGAGTCTTGACCGGAGAATGCCGAATCTACTTCGTTGTAGAAGTTCTCGCTACCAGCATTAGTCTTATAACGGGAGCGCATCGCAAAGATGAGTCCGGTAGGACCGTTCATTGGTTGGACACCGCAGATGTCGTATGCCATCAGGTTAGGCATCGAACGTCTGATCAGAGAGATCAGAACGGGATCGAAACCTTGCAGTGCGCCAGTGGTTTGACCACCAAGACCAGCATAAGTGCCAGAAGCAGTGCTGTTGGTTGGTGCTTCGTAAAGGAACTCACGTGCCTCACGAATTGAATTTTCTTGGTTTTCGAGCAGAATTGCAGTTACATTTCTACGATGGGAATCTTTGATAGGATCAAGACCTTCGTAGTCTAAGAGTGGGGACCACTTCTCTTGCAATTGCTCTGCATTGAACATTTGCATTTTTTTTTACCTCGTTAAAATTGTGTAAGTTTGACTATGATCTATAAATCACTTTTTGGAAACTCTATGAAGAGTATTGAGATATGCACCCATGGTGCTACTTACTGAATCCTCAATCGAGTAATCAGTTTCTTCTGATAAATTTTCACTAGAGTTTCTTTGAGCACTGGTATTTGTTGGAAAATATGATTCTCTCAAGGTTACCAGTTTCTCACGATAGCTCTGTTCACTATCAAACTCAACATTTTCAGCAAGAGAAGCGAGTTTGTCCTTCTGAGAAAGTGCAAGACCCTCAGCGACATCTGCAAAAATTACATCAGCAACTGACTCTGCTAATCTTTGATTTAGAGCAACATTTCTTTGAATTTGCTCGTTGAGTTTTCCTTCCATTTCATCAAGTTTATCTACCATGCTCTCGATTACATCATATTTTTCTTCAGGGATTGTTACATAATGATCTTCAAAAAGTTGCTTCATTCCTACCAGGAATGATTCTGTCATTTCAGTCTTAAGACCGTGCTCAACTGCGAGTTGATTGTCAGAAATCCATTCATCAGCAACATACTCAAGATAAGAATCAACACGCTCTACAAGACTTTCTTTAATAGTATTAATTTCTTCTACAAGTGCATCTTCGTATGCATCTTGAAGTTGTTCCTTAACTTCTGCAACTTTAGAACGAATTGCAGATTCGAAAATAATTTTTGCTTTTTCTTGGAACTCTTCAGAAAGCTCTTCTCCTTGAAGAAGTGCCTCAACATCTTCATCGATATTAAATTCTTCTTCTACTTCCTCTTCAACAACTTCCTCTTCGGTAGTTTCTTCTTCGGAAACATATTCCTCTTCGGTAGTTTCCTCTTCAGAAACAAATTCTCCCTCTTCTTCCTCAGCAGATTCTGCAGCTACAGCCTTAGCATTAACTACATCCTTAACCTGAGCAACAGTTTTTGCGGGATCTCTCAATTTAGCTGAATCATCATCAGATCTATAATTTTCTGGAGTAGGACCACCCAAATCTTCAACCTGAGCTTGACCAGGAGTAGAAACTCTGGAAGCATCAGATTTAATTTGTTCGGCAGGTGCTGCCCCTTTGGTTACTACGTTTTCCATTTCTTGTAAATTGCTACCAACGGACATTTTTCTTTAGATTTATTGTATTAATCTATATTTATTTATAAATTACAAATCTAAGAGGAATTGTTTGAATAATTCCAATTTATGCTCTTCAAGTTGTCTTTGACCTACGAGAGTATTAATTCTCTTCTGAGTTCTTTCTGCAAGTTGTTCGCGAAGAATACCGCCTTCCCAAACCCATTCTTTTCCTTCCATAATTCCATTAACAAAAGCATCTGGAGCAGAAGGATCTGCAACAATGTCGGCAGCAGTTGCCAATTGGAAATCTTCGCCGACAACTTTACAACCACTGCGATGATCTTCTCTCAAAGATCCAACACCACGAGAAGAAACTCCGAGCATTACACCTTCATCCAAAAGGGAAGATGCAATCTTACCCATAGGAGTATTAAGAATTTGTGCCTTACCTCTAAAATTAGTTCCCTCTCGAACGAGTGAAGTAATTTTGTGAGAAACACGATCCAGATTTACGGTGGGTCCATCGGGATGACCAAGTTCTCCCAGAGCACGTCCCTTATTTACAAAGGTTTCGCAATAACGATTTACCTCACGGGAAAGTGTCTCCATTGGATACATTCTACCGTTACGGTTTTTGAGATCACCTTGAAGGAAAACACCCTCAATGTATAATTTCTTACTGGCACCCTTGCCTTCGGTAATAATTTTTACGTTTGATACTTCTTCTGTGATGAGTTTCATTTGATTATCCTGTGAATCCTACTTTTGTTCCTAAGACATCTGTTCCGGTATTAACATGAACAGTATGCGATGGTTGCTTTTCTAACAATTCTGTCGTATTGGCTAACATAGTAAAAGTTCCAATCGTGGGACCAGCATTCGTTTCAGATACTGTAATTACATAATCAGTTGTACTTGGATTTGCCAAGCGAACGACAGTAGCTTCACTAAAACTAGATCCAGCACCAACTGTATTTGGAACTTGAATTTCTGTTCCCTTTAATAAAATTCTTCCCATTATTCCTCCTCGTGTGTTGCTTCAGAGTCTGCAAATAATGATGCAGCAACCGAAGACTTTTGACTTTCAATTTTTTCTGCTGCTTTTGCGTATAATAAATTTTTAATCTGGTCAGTAACAACAGATGGAGATTCATCCGTTGCAATCAAATCGATAAGCTCTTCCATTAAATTTTTGTCAGTATAAAGTTATTTATATTTTGTTGCTATTATATTTCTGGTGCCTGAGTCGAACTTGCGTCAATTTCCGGTTCCATTGGAACATCTCCCAAGTTTTGTTGTTCACTATCTTGAGGAATTGGATTACCCATTTCATCCGTTGGGGCATTTGGATCAGGAAGTATTCCTTTTTGAATCTCATCATCAATTTGATAATCAATTTCAATAATTTCAGAATCCGTTTGTCGTAAAATTTTCTTACGAACGTATTCTGTTGAAAAATATTTTCCAATATATGGTTCAATAGTCGTAACTAAGTTTAATCTTTCAGAAAGAAGTTCAGACTCTTTTAATTCTGAGAAATGGTTATCATACAAGAAGTCATATTGAATATGATCTTCCATGATTTCCCAATCATCTGGGGTTACTATATTTTTAAGCAGTAATTGAGTTCTCAGCATATCATTAAACATCTGAGAAAATCTTTTTCTTAAACGTCCAACAAATTTTGAGAACTTTAATTCATCTCTTAAAATTTCTGAAGAGCGACCAAGATTGAATCCCTCATTGGCAGCAATTCTTGACTCTGGAACTCCCAAAGCTCTGTATAATTTCTTTTGGAAATACTCAATATCGGCAAGTTCGCCAAGATTTTGTCCACCAGGAAGAGTGGTAATTTCAGTACCTCTTCCGCCCTCTCTTCTTGGAAGCCAAAAATCTTCGAGCATTGACATAAATTTACGATCATCACGAACTTCACCAGTTTGTGCGTTATAAACTAATTTATTTCTATAACGTGACATAACCTCTTTGAGGTATTGTTCTGCCTTTACCTTAGGAAGATTGCCAACGTCAATGTAGAAAATTCTACGTTCTGGTGCTCTTGATAATCTGTAAATAACAAGAGAATCTTCAATCATACGAAGTTGATTGAGAGCTTTAATTGCTTTGTGAAGATATGAAAGAACCGTTCCTTTGTTTCTATCTACTAATCCAGAGGTGCAATATGTAATAGAATCTTTTGCAATTTTAACTGTACCTTTAGACTTTGCTCCCATATAACCAACGTTATGGGCAGGAGCAGGAGAATAAACGTAATATTCTTCTATCTTTGAATGATTTATGGGAATACTGCCATCAGAGAAATTTCCATTTAAAGTATTATCTCCATTCTCTTTAACTTCTTGACGAACATGCTTCATCCTCATAGGATCAATGTATCTTAATTCTTTGATTCCTTCATGAGGTTTTTTAATGTCAATGACTTTTAGATAAAATAATCTCCCATCAACATACCAATTTCTAAAAATTTCGTGCGACTTTCTATCAAAATCCATCATCTCTTTGATAGACTTAAATTCCTCTCTAATTATTTGCTTTAATTTATCTCCAGCATTTACATTGGTAAGTTCTATTTCCACAGGAGAATCATACAAATCACTAACAATTGCCTCATTAATAACATCTTCAATTGCACCATCGCATTCTGGATGCAGTGCCATTTCCCGGTAACGACGAATTAAATCGTACTCAGTTCTATAGACACCTTCAATATCTACATACTGACCATAAAATCCGGATTGTATATAATGATCAACCCCGTCCTCATTAGTTTGAGGAACGGGGGATACTATAGAACTAGATTTTTTCTCTTTATCATCAATCGAAAAACCAAAAAGTTTCGCCATTTTATAAACTTACTTGTGACCGTGTACTATTTAGTTGATATCTTCTCCGCCAGCTGCCGGAGAAGTTCCCTTAATTGCTTCCCACCAGTGAATTTGCATCTCAACAGTAAATTCTTCAATTGCTTCGCTATCGTAAGAGAGATTGATTGTTGAAATATTTGTTGGGAAAATATCATAGAAATGATATGATCTCAAAATAGTTCCATCACGATTTAACTGATGGACAAAAGCATCTGCCTGATATGTTGCAGGATCGGTAGATCCAGTGCTATCAGACAAACGATTGATGTAGTTTGCCCATTTTTCAAATGATGAACGAATAGAGAAATCGACATCATTAATGACAGTAATTGTCCATGTTTCAAATGTTCTATCGCCAGCAAGTTTTAGAGTTCTTCCTCTAAATGCTACTTCCAATGGTGTGATATTTGAAGCAGGAAGTGCTGCTGATTTTACAAGAAATCTTGTCTTATCTAAGGTTACCGCATCAATACCAACTGCTGTTGGAAAAGCAAGTTCAACTTCAAAAAGATTACTTCTTGTACCACCGCCCGACAACTTACTCTTGAAGTCGGTAATTTTCCTCAAGGGAATGTTATTAATTTGGTTTCTGGTTGCCATTTTTTTAGAGCCTCTAAGTTAATTAAAAGTTACCGATTACTTCTTCAAAATCAACACCAGTCTTGGTGGCAACAAAGGTCAGACCAATGAAGTTAATTGATCTTGCGGGTTTGATAAAGATATCTGCCACAAACTCATTATTATCTATCACCGCAGCAGTGTTATTTGTTTCATCGCAAATAACAACATAATCTTGAATACCTCTATTTGACTGAACATCACGTAAGAATGGTTCAACAACATTTACAAAGTTTGTTCTTGTAATTTCATCGTTGAACTCAAAGAGTTGATCTTTCGCAGCAGCAGAAATAGCATTCTCAAGATAGATGAACAAGCGACGGACGTTAATGCGGTCAAATGCCGATGCCTTAGCAAGTCCAGTTTTATCTCCAAAGAGAACAATACCTGCACCAGGAGAGAATACAACTGGGTTGATTCTATTTGAATACAGACGATCTCTTTGTGCTTTTGTTGGATTGTACGCAAGTTTTACCGCGTTTAAGATAGAACCTCTTGATGTTCCTGCTGGAGAATACCAAGGGAAGTTATTAATATCAGTACGAGCACAAATACCTGCAATATCTCCATTTAGCGGAACATATCTGAAAGTATTTGAGAAGCGATCATACATGTACTTATAACCACTATCAAATATCGCATAAGAAGATGAAGACACGGAAGCATAGAATTCAATTAATTTATTAGTAATATCTGATGCACTATAAACTGTTGTATCACCTTGTGTTGTGGTGTCGCTCATGATAGAATCTCTACTTGGAGATACAAAAGCAACAGCATCCTTTCTCAGTTCAGCGACAGAAATAACTTTATTTGCAAGTGCCTGAGTATCTACCTTAGCCTTGGAGGCAGATCCCATAAGCAAGAAGTCTGCTTTATAGTTATCTGTAGACTCAAACAAGTCATAACCATCGGAAAGTTCTCCAATACTTGCTGTCAGAGCACCAGATTTAGTTAAGTCAGTTTTTCCTCCATAATTTGTTCCTCCTGTTAGGTCATCAGTTGAAGAACCTGCAGCATTAAAAATAGTACCTTCTGCATCTCTATCCCAACCACCATTCGAGACAAGTGCAAAATTAGAACTATAACCTGTCTCTACAGTGTTTGCGGGAGAACCTAAACCAAAGACATATTCTGAGTTATTTGCAAGAAAACTTCTCCAGTAAGATGGACTTCCTACAGAGAACTCTGCATCTTTTGCCTTCGAAAGACTTAAATGCTTCTCAAGAATAGTTCCTGCATTTCCACTGATAGTTCCAAGAGAGTCAATAACAACAACGTGAACTTCATCAAATCTTGAATTTCTTGCTGCTGCATAGGCAGAAGTTCCAGGTCTTGGTGCAAGAGTATTCCAATTAACACTTGATGTGGTGGTTAAACCAACTGTTTGTTGATCGAACCAATCTTGTCTTGCGGTGTAAGAAGTAGAACCATAAGAAGTTATTTCATTATTTTTAGTAATTGAAACGTCTCCCGATCCAGCAAATGCATAAACTCCGGATGGTTGATAATCTACGTCCGTTACAGTTCCTGCTGAGGATACATGAGAAAGAACTTTTACGCCTACAGAAGATGCGCCAATTTCAGTAATAATACCCTTTAAGTGACCATCAAGAGTGCTAGTTGTACCAGGACCAGGAAGAGTGGAAGATATTGCCTGTGTGACTCCATATCCAACAACCAGTGGATCGCTGACTACTGAGTTGGAACCGAAGTCAAACGTAGTAGTAATATCAACAGAAGATAGTGATGCAGTTGAAATACCAACTACATCTCCCACTGCAATTGAAGTAACTGTAGTGCCTGCAGCAACAACTCCAGCAACATCACATCTTACAATTTGCCCCAATGTTACCGATGCGGTCGAAATGCCGATTGTTGTAGCACTGCCAACTAAAGTACCACTTCTGTTAGAGATAGCAGCAACAAAGTTAACAACTCCAGATGTATTAATTCCTGTCAGAATTTGATCTGCTTTTGAGTCAATAATTGCAACTCTTGCCCCGTTTGCCCAAGTACCGGGGTTTCTGGCAGCAAAAACAACATTACTTAAAGTATTTTCATCATACCCTAAAGAATTGTAGTTGTCTAAACTATCAATCTTAACGCTTGATGCAGTTCCTATAAAAGCATTTTTTAATTGGGAGTCGTTTGCTCTTACAACTCTAAGTGATCCGCCATAAGAGAGATAAGAAGAAGCAACTAACCAGTTCTCATAGTGCTTATCTGTGGCATATGGTTGCCCAAAATTCTTAAGTAAACCATTCTCGTTCTCTACCAGTATTGGTACGTCTACTGGTCCCTTTGCAAAAGGTGCTACAATAGCTCCGATTCTAGCTGAAGAAGGAGTAACTCTTCCAATAGTTAAATCAACTTCCTTTACTACAATCCCAGGAGATGCTAAATTTAATGGCATCTTGATTACCCTCGCAATCCAAATTTGTTCTAATAATATTTATTGATTTGTCTTTTTTCAATGGGGAAACGATGCGTGAACAATACTACCAGTCAGGATATTCCCATTCACATCTACATGGAACTCTTTTTCTTGTTTGTTGTATTCTTTTTATTGTACATTCTTTACATTCGTACGAATATGATGACATTGCAGATGCTCTATCTTTTTTAGTTCTATAAAAACCATCTATTAAATTTTTTGTAAATCCACAAGATCTACACTTTCTTTCATTGAGTAATAAATGTCCTAATTTAATTTGATCATCAAAATCCATTAATGATATTCCCACATGTAACTTTTATCCCCATATTCGTCAGTAAACCATCTATCTCCCTCACTATCAGTAAATCCTCCTGGATCACTTAATCCATCGGAAACAAATCCAAATGGAGCCATATCTTGTTCTATCTGATTTTTTTGCTCCTCATAGATTCTTTTTCTGACATCATTATCAGTCATCTCCTTAAAATAGTCTTGTGCGACTAACCAAGAAAAAATAACTAAGCACATTGCAAGGTCATCATTACAACCTTCTTCCGCCTCAAACGAATTATGTTTTTGAGAGAAAGTTGTTAATTCGCTAATAATTTCATAATCAACAGTCAGCAACTTATCATCTTCTAAAAATGTTTTGAGATTAGAACATCCCAACTTTTTAACTGCGGATGTCATACGAACACCAAGTTGAGATTTCTTACCGCTAAATCCTGTACCAACAATTTGACCAGCACGACCTCTCATTGATGCCATAAGAAGATTGTCATATTCCAAATCATAATGAAGAATATTTGCTACCTGATCACCAATATCATTTACTTCTATTAGTAACCAAGCGTCATTATACGCTTTTCCAACTTCTTGAATAATGTTGGGAAAGAGCATTGGTTTGATTTCATTATTCCGATATTTTGCGACGACTTTGTACGGGAATTGTGTGATATCAAACACGATAAAAGCAGAATAGTCGTTCCCCAAACCCCGAGCAACATCAACAGTAATGAGATAGTTATTTTCTGGTTTTGCATTTTCATAAATGTCAAGTCCTGCATTTCTTTTTATAGGATTTTCATAAACAAGATTTTTGAGTTTAGTTGGATTAATAAGAGTATTGGTTGATCCTAAAAATTCGCATTCAAACTCAACTTTGAACTGTGCTTCTGAGGTATTGGCAATCGTTTGCTCTTTCCAAGCTTGATCTCTGCCAGGAACTTCTGACCAGTGAACATCCGTTGGTACATATTCATTCTTACCCCTTTCCGCATCATGCCACATGCGGTAGAAGTGGTTCATACCGCGAGGAGTAGAAACGATAATTACCTTTGTGCTCTGTCCAGAAGAAATAGTAGGATAAACAGAGGCAAAGAAGTCATCAGCAATGTGATTCGGGATGAAAGCGAACTCGTCAAGAAAGATGACATTATAGGATCCGCCTCGGACAGCAGATGAAGAAGTAGAGTTAGACGAAATTTTGGACCCATTTTCTAATTCCAGACTACCTTTGTTCCATGATATAATACCCTGCTGCATCCACTTCGGCAAGTTCTCATAAGCAAGTTGTAATCTTCCAAGAAGATCACGGGCAGTTGATGCCTTGTTTGCTAGGATGGCGATGTTAACATTATCGTTAAAAACAGCATAGTGTAAAAGATATGATACACAAGTAGTAGACTTACCAGTCTGACGTGGCATCTTACAGATATTAAACCTATTATCATGGAAATTTTGAATTAGTTTTTCCTGAAATGGGTACATATCAAAAGGAACAAGTCCTTCATCAAGAGAAACAATTTTTATATACTTCCTTGCAAAATATACCGGGTCTTGTTTACATTTGAGGAACTCAATAACATTCTCTTCTGTAAATTCAATCGCAGTATTTGCTTTCTTAAGGTTTGGGTTACCTAAATAAACTTCACTCATAACGAAACTCCTTTTTTAGTCTTCTACATAAATGAACGACACACTGGCATTGGTGATATTACTTGAAGATGCAATAACTGCTGATATACAGTCTCCTGGTGGAACATCAATACCAATAGCAGTTAAATCAACATTAATAGTGTCACCATTAGAAACATGAAATGCTGCAATTGCTGGTGTTGATTGTGGTGCTAATGAAAACTGCCCAGCACTATCTTGAGTAGCATACAAAGATGCATTGAAGTTTGTTTGTGTTGTAAGTCTCAAATAATTTGTAAATTTTGCATTAAAATACAAGTAAATGATTGCTGGATCCTGAGTTGTATTCACAGAAGCAGTCAATCTTTGTGGAATCAAATCTCTGGTATTAATTTTTCCTTGATAGATAATTTTATTTTTGAGAGTAAGTAAATGATATAAAGTTCCAGGTGTATTCATACCACTGTTTCTGGTTGCAGTCACAGAATAAGGAAGTCTGGTATTTGTTACCAAACCTTCAATAGCACCAAGGAATGAAGATCCAGTGCAAGTTACAACACCACTTGCAGGAGCTCCCAAGTTTGCTGCAACATATCCAATCTTCATAGATGGATTATCTAAATGAGGAGATTCATTTCTATTTGTGTAATGTTCATGGTGGAAGAACATCATATCCCCATTAGTGGGGTTCTCAATAGCATAACGGATCTCACCAGCACCCAACCAACGGAAGTTGATTTGATACACATTTAGTTTTGATGGATCAATAGTAACACCAGAGTATCCAGTTCCATCCAGTTTGTCTAAGTTAAAATCATCTTGGAATGTCCAGTTTTCTGTCTGTGTTACTCCAGTTTGTTTTTTTGTATTGGTAAATGTTATACCTGCAGTACTGGTTGCATTAAATGTACCAGATTGAGCACCAAGAGATGTTGCTAAGAATGAAATCTTTGCCTGATCATATTCTAGGAGATATAAAGCATTAAAAAGTGCCTGATCTTGCAATCCTTCTGCAAGTAATGCAATGTTTGCGGCAATACTTCCACCACCTAAAGTTACCGCAGTAAAACTAGTGCCGTTGAGAGTAACTGTTACATCCCCATCTGCCAGTGTAGTGAAGGCAAACTCTTGTATATTTGCTTTACCTCCACTGGCACGAAGGACGCCAAACTGTCCATTGGTATGTGCATAACCGATTTGAAGGGCATTTTCTTGATTGAATAAACCTACTCTTTGAGTAAATCCTACTGGGTTAGAAGAAAATGCGGCAGTAAATCTTGCAACTGCACCCTGCCCAGGACGATATCTCAAAAAGTTTGTGGTTCTAATAACACCATAAGAATTAGCATCTGTTCCTGCACTAACTTTAAATTTAAAATCTCCATTTGTTGCAATACCACTATTGCTAAATGTAAATGTCTCAAACTCTCTTGGATCTAATCCATAGACAGCATCACCCTGAATCTTTGGTGTGATGGGAACTGCAATATTCTCACCAAATGCAGATTCGCCACAAGCACTTGGAGTAATGATTTGACCATATTCGTCACACCGCATGTAAACTTCATGTAGTGTTCTTTCTTGGTTTAGAAAGTCCTGTGTGTTCTTATTCCACTGAGCCATTAGTCACTCCAAGTTAATCTTTCTGGTTGATATCTTTGTGCGTTTTTAATTTTTGAAGGAGAATTTCCTGGATAAATTTGATGAACCATTGCTCCAGGATATTCTCCTTGAATCTGCTCTGCCAATTCATTCTTGGAAAGCATTTTACCTTCTACTTCAAGACGATATAACTTACCTTCCCAGACAACATCGGCAAAGAACGACTCTTGTGCCTGTTCTGGTTGAGAACCTCCTACATTGAGAGTTCCATTGAAATCACCATTAATGGTGATGCTTTCTGAGAGAAATTGTTGAAAACTTTTCATTGATCAGCACTTCCAGCGACGACGGGCTTTACAAACAGGTTTATCGGGGGTTTTAGAGCAATCAATGTTATGCATGTCTTGCTGCCCCTTAGAGCGAGCACAGAAAGACTTTCTACGCTTCGCATCCTTACTACCTGGCTTTGGATCACCAGTTACGGCAGTCTTGAGTTTAGAACCTGGATTCTCACGACGATATGCTTTGACTGCAGCAGGACTCATACCATCAGTTTTATCAGACTTATTTACTTTCTGCCAATCTTCTTTGACTTGTTTATGGCAAGATTTACCACAGGTCATACAAGGATCTTTCCCACACTTGCAATTGCAATGAGACTCTGCAATTTGAGATCTCCAATCAGAAAACTGCTCTTTCTTGACCTTTACTTTTTTAGAGTCTCCAGTCCTAAACTTTCCATATGGAGTTGGAAGTTGTTCACCATATTCTCCCGTCTTCTTCTCAACTTTATCCTGCGCATCTACATCGCCATCGACATCATAATCAATTCTTTTAACTGCTTTTTTGACAAGTTTTTTTATATCTCCTGAAGGTATCTCAATTTCTGATGAATTTTCAAAAACACTTGTGATTTTTGGATCTTTGTTAGAAACCCATTCACCTTGAGCATTTTTCCAACGCATTTCTCCACGTCTTAATCTTGGTTTTTTTTGAGTTTCTTCTCTTCTTCTTTTGTTTCTTGTTATTGCTTCACTATCTCTAACTCCACTGACAGTGCGACCTTCACCAATTTCTTCTGGTTTGATAAGATCAATGAACTCATATTCAGTTGCCTTAAAATCATCTCTCCAATTAGAAAATTCCACTGATTCTGTCTTATTTCCCCAGTTAGCAGCACCAACTTTACGGCACTTAACCAGAGCACCTGAGGCATACGCACTTGGCCAGACAGAATAACGAGACTTGACCTTGTTATAGCAGGCATCTTTCTTGCCGCTACCTTTACCTGGTTTATCTTTTACTTCTTGGATGTTCATTTCTTCAGTTTTTACGTTAGTTGGTTTGGCAGCACCAGATTTTTCTGGTTGATTTGGATCTTGACGATTTTTTCTTCTTCTTGCAGATTCCTCTTCTTCGGCACTCAAATTTGCTGCCATTTTAGAACTTCCACACTTTGGCGTTGAAGTTTGACCTGGTTGACGAGCACAAGGTTTACCTGCCCATTTGCCACCAAGTTGAACCCATCCTTTTTTGCCATCTGAAGACTTGGATTTACCAAACCAATCGTGAAGACCTTGATCTCCGGATTTTGTTTCTTCATTAGTCACATAATCTGCTGCAGTATCAATATAATCTGCTGCTTTGGTAATTTTGGATTGAACCCATGCTTGCAAATCCCCCTCACCTTTCTTTCCCATCTTCTTTTGAAGACGCTTTACGGCATTGGTCACGGTCTTTAATTCTGACCGTGCCATGGAGTATTCGTGATCTTTCTTTTCTTCACTCATTTTCTTTTTGCGACCCTGGCAGTGAGCACGTTGACTGAAACCTTTTGGGTTGTTGCAATCAATTGATTTTTTATATTTTTCTGACCAACCCATTAGAAAAATTACTCTTTATTATTTAGGAATCCCTGCTTAAGCATTTTTTGAAGTTCAGAAGTTGATCCAACAAACACTGCATTATTAGTTACATTATTGGTAGTCTTGACAGTATCCTCTTCAACATCTTTAAGTTTCTTTTGAAGATCTATGAGTTTATCAGTAGTATCAGCAACACTCTTAATTAACTGTCCAGCAACCTCATATGCCCTTGGGCTTGCTCCTTCCCCTGCGAGTTCCATAATGCCATTAATTGCCTCTTGACCCTTCTCTATGAGCGAATAGAGGTTGGCTCTAGTGTATTCATAATCTTTTTGCACATCATTACTATTAGTCTTAGCAATCTCTATTTCTTTCGCGGTAGTTTCTATAATACTACTTTGAGTATTCAATGCCTTATCAAGACCATCATAACTGCTATTCATATATCAGAACCTCATATATCTTTTTGTTGAGTTGGACTATATTCCTTAGAATCAAACAACATCTCTATTGTTTCACTAAATCCAAAATCATCTGCTGGTTCCGCATCAATTGGATCAGGAACGGCAGTATATCTCATCTCTCTTTTTGCCGTATTTGTATCCGTTCCAGTATAATAATCAACCTGAACCTTACGAATGAGACCATCCGTACTCTCTGCAATTGGTCCAAATAGATATGTTTTCGCAGTAAAGTTTAAGGTGTAAATAAGTGCTCTTCTTGTAGAAAAATTTCCTTCATAATTATCTTGGAATGATATATTATCAAGTATTATCGGAATATCTTTTTTCTCTCCTATAGAACTAACTAAATCAACCGTTAAATTAAATGATGGTTGAAAAAACGGAAGTATCTGCTCAACTATTTGTAGAGCATCATCATTCAATTTTGTAAAAATACTCAATTCGAATCCAATATTATATGGTACTGGCATGTAAACTTTTTTCAAGTTACTTCCATCAGAAGCTTTAAATGTTTGAGTTACACTCGACTTTCTTGTAGGGTCATATTGAATAGATGTCATTTCAAATGACATTCTAGGAAGAGTAGTAGCAATTGATTTTGTTAATTGTGCCTGCTCTTCTATTTTGGCAAGGAACTTCTGCATTGGACCATAAGACAAAGCAACTTTTGTTTCATCAAGAGTTGATCCATCTTTTTTCTCATGACGAATGTAAATGTTATTAAAAAGAGTACCAAATCCAACTATGGTCTTTCTAATAATTTCGTGATAAAAATAAGTCCCTAACATTAATAATCTCCGAATGGATTAGATTCTGTAAAATCTAAAATAGAATCCGCTTCATCTTCTATTTCTTTATTTGCATCATATGGATCATCATAACTGTCTGTTGAATAAGACTCGACGATATATCTTGCAGAAGAAATTGAACCTGCAACAACCTCTCCAGCAGAAAACTTACCACTATTTATTGCAACTCGTAAATTGGTAATGGCAACTTCTCCAGGTAAAACTGGAACTGTTGTTCTATAATCTCTAACTCTAGCTGTTGTACCAGAAGTTTCTCCAGTTACTACTTCATTATAGATAAATGTACCAATTCCTGTTGTAGATAATCCTGCAACCGTGACTGTTGGATTTTCAGTATAACCAATACCAGGATTTGTAATGACTATTTGAGAAATGGAACCAGAAGAAATTATGGATTCTGCGGTAGCAGTTGCCGTAATTCCAGATCCTGTTGGCTCGGAAATTATTATGTTTGGTTTTGTATAATATCCATCTCCAGCATTTGTAATATTGAAAGAAACAACGCCTTTTCTTATTGGTTCAACCGAACAAGTTGCAGCTGCACCAGTTCCACCTCCCCCTGTTATGGTTATTGTTGGCGGTTCTACATAACCAGATCCAGCATGAGTTAATAAAATTCTATCTATAGATTTGAGACCGGCAACTGAAGTAACAGTAGCAACTGCCGTAGCTCTAGTTCCTGAAGGAGGAGGTGATAATGTAACAGTCGGTGCCGAGGTATATCCATAACCATCATTATTTAAGAATATTTCCCTAATATAACCACTTCCAATACCAGCAGTTGCAGTTGCATTTGTTCCTCCATTTACTAAGACCAAAGTCGTAATATAACCTTCATCCTCCACAGTGTTGTCAATTTCATCTATTGCAGTATCGATAAGTTCATTTTCATATTCATATAATTCACAATTTAATTCATAGACATAATTCTTACCAAGTTGATAAAATGGTTTTTCCGATTCTACTCTTTTAATTTCAAATAATCTTTCACCTAATGGAAAATATATTAAATCTCCTTCTTTTGGTCTTGTAATCAAGTCAGCAAAATCAAATCCAGTAATTCTACCTTCACGGACTCCGGAAGATATACCTTCTAAGAAAGGTGCAATAAATTCTTCATAACGTTCTCTTGAGATTGTAATACTAATCTCATTTTTTAGAGATAATCCAAATTTAGTCATTATATCACTTCCTGGAGCATATCCTTCATAATTGTTCAGATATGCTTCTATCAAAAAAGTATCATCAAATTTTGATGATTGTATTTCTCTGATAATATTGTCAGTTGTAAATATTTTTCTTGGCAAATAGTATACTTCTATGCCATACATTCTTAATTGTTCATTTATAAGATCTTGTATAAGGTATTGCTCACTTTGAGAACCTTGTAAGAAAAATGGATTTAGTGCCATGATTATCCGATAAAGTCATAAGGTGGAAGTTCATAATCCATCGACATTCTCTGTAAAATGGAGGCGATTTCTTTTTCTGCATCATCATATAATTCTCTTCCATTAAGTTCGATTCCTCCAGGAAGTTTTACACCACGGAATTTAATTAAATTTTGTCCCCACTGGCGCTTTATCAATGCAGTAAGATATCTTTTAACAAAACTATCATTATAAACTCTTGTGAAATCATTGGGATTTAAAATTCTATAGCAATCAATAACTAAAAAATTGTCTAAAGATTGAGATCCCCAATCAATGTCCAAATACAATCTATTCTGTCTTTTGTTAAATCTTAATTGCTTATCTGTTGTCAGTAAATAATCTATGTCTTCCAAATACGATTTAGTCATTGCATACTGCAAAAGTTCAACTGAATTAAAATAATATAAATCATTTAAAAATAATTGATATTTGATGCTAAACATTCCTCCAGAAATGCTGCTAGTATCAAATTTAAATACTTTTTCTATACCAATTACAGAATCTGGTATTTGAATAAAATTAGAAGTTTCATAAAAATTGAATGATGTGGATCCATAACCCGGAATACTTGTTGATGTTCCTATGGTTGTTGCTATTCCAACTCCAGTTGTCCCTGATGCTTTTCCCCTATCTAGGTCATCTTGAGATATTTTGTATTTCAAATACATTCTTTCTACACCATCAAAATGCCTCTCATGAAAAAGTTGAAGGGCGTCATCTACTAAATCATCAATTTGATCATCATCAACATTTATTTCTAACACAGGAGATCCTAATCTCCTTAAACAATAATCGATTAATCCTTGTCTAGTGCTTGGTTGAGCCATCAATACCATCCTCCGTCAATTACTGATGTCCATGTAGGTATTCCTACAGCATCTGTTGTAAGAATAAAATTACTCGTTGTTATTCCTGTTGTAGTTGCTGCTGCTCCTATAAGTTTTCCTGTATCATCAAAATATGCAATGCCATTTGGACCTGTATAATTATCACTATCATAATATAAACCTTCAGTTACTGTTACAAATCCTGTGATACTTACATTATTTTTAAATGTTGAAAGACCTGATATATAAAGTTGTTGTGCAGTTACATCAGTAAGTGTAGTAACTCCTAAAGTACTGATACCACTTACATTGAGTTGTTGTACTGTTAAATCAGTAGCAGTAGTAATTCCTAAAGTACTGATGCCAGAAACATTGAGTTGTTGTGCAGTTACATCAGTAAGTGTAGTAACTCCTAAGGTACTGATGCCAGAAACATATAGATCTGTAGTTGTTACTAGTCCAGAAAAACGTCCAGTTCTCCACCTTTGAGTAGAGATACCAATATCATAGGTGTTATCATCATTTGGAACCAAATTGGATATAAATTCGCCACCAATATCAATATCATCACTAGTGGAGTCTCCAATACCAATGGTTCCTCCCTTAAATGTTACATTTCCAATAAATGTGGAAACTCCAACAACATTTACATTTCTACCAACATAAAGATCATTATCAACATATAAATCACCACCAGTAGTTGTTATGCCACCATTTGATGCTAGTGTGGTTGTTCCTTTAGATTCAAAAAGACCACTTCCAGTTATTTTTCCTGTTACATCTAATGTAGTAAGAATATCGACCGCAGCATTAATATCCAGATTAGATGCAAATGTCGATAATCCTGTTATTACTATATTTCCACCAACGTCTAGATTGGAAAGAATATCAACCGATGCATTAATATCCAAATTAGATGCAAACGTTGATAATCCAGTTATCGAAACACCTCCACCTATGTTTAAATTTTTGCCAATACCAACACCACCACTTATAACAAGAGCACCATTTGTTATAAGTGAAGAATCCGTAGTATTAGTAAAAGAAACAAGACTACTTGCGCCAAAAATAGCGCTATCAATAACACTAGTGGTTATAAATTTTTCAGTGCCAAGATCCCAAACTAGAATGACACCATCATCTCTTATAGTAGAATCTACATCAGTAAGATTAATTAATCTTGTTGGTGGCGCTGAAGCATTAGATAAAACACGAATTACATTTTGAGATCCAATTCTATCGTTTATATTAGGCATTTTACCTTGTTACTCCTGCTCTAACGAGTGCGGAACCTTCTATAGCTTTGTATTCTTTTCCATCTGCCGCCACTTTTATATCATAATTATATCTTCCAGGTTTTATCAAAATAGTTTGGGCAGCAGTCAGTGATATTGAAATAATACCAGTATCTGGATTAGTAACAGTCGTGGCAAATGAAACTGCGGTAGAGCTGCCAGGATGCTTTCTCAATTGACCTTCGGTAGTATAATTATTAAGATCCAGAAAAGAATTTGTTCTAGTATCCTCTAATTGGAAAGAAGTATCAAAATCGAAACCTTGCTCAATTACTATATTGGATACATATACTGCCATTATTTAAAAAAGAATATATCTTTAGGTATTTATATTTCCAATAGTTGGTAAAGATTTTAAAACCTCTTGCTGCTTCAAATAAAGTTTGATATAGGACTTTGCAATATTTTTTAAATCTTCAATATTTTCAATTTCATCAATCATTCTAGATTCTTTTTCATATGCAAACATTTTTGCCATAGTTTCCAATTCAATATCATTTGGATTCATTTACCAACTCCTTTAGTAATGTTTTAATTTCTTCAATATCACTTTTCATTTTTTCAATTTCTCTTTTTTGAGTTTCTCTATTATTTGATGAAATAATGTATTGATTGTAGGATTGACTGTCACAATTTATAATGGCTCCGGATTTTTCATCCCGATATAAATTTGGATGCCCTTTTACTGGTATCATGCTAATGCTATGCTCCTGAGGTCCTTAAATCTTGGTGCATGTGCCTGATCTGTTCCGGACATTACAATTTTAATTGTATATCCAACAAAACTGTCAAGGTCATTTATGCTATACTCATATTCTCTAAATTCATCTTCCAAACTAGCAGGAATACGACGATCTTGCAATCCGCTATTTTTTGATGGATCGACAACATCTAAGAATCCATCCGTATCATTATCTAAAGTTAGATTGTCATATCCTGGGAACAATTCAAATGATTGTGAAACTTCACTAGAATCTGGTTTAATTAAACTATAAAGAACTCTAAAATCAGCAGATGAATGACGATAAGCACTTAAATATACTCTAAGAGATGTTGCTGGATTTGCAAGTCTAACAGTATTTGAGACATATACTGCAGAGTGTGGATCATTGGAAATTGAATTCACTCTATTATCACTTGGATAACTTGAAATTGGTTTGTTTAGACGATTACTGATAAATTCTATAGAAGAATTATCCCAGAAAACAATTGGAGATAAATTTGGATTATTTGATTGTAAGTCAACTTTTAATGTGAATGATTTATTTCTCAATAAATTACTTAAATATGTAGTTTCATTTACATCCGAACAGACTATTCTGGTTGAAGATAATCTATTTTCTGATCCAATTTCAACAGATTCATATCCTTGATCAACAAATGAGGTCTCATTTCCTCCAACACTAGTTCCACTTACTGTTCTAATTTGAGCAGTTACTGAAGTTTGCGAATTTGGATTAATTAAGTCGATATGGGGATTAATTGCATTGAATTGTATATTTTCTGTTGCGGTTACATTACTTTCTCCACAAACCAATGATTTATTGAAAGAAAGTAATGGTGATCCAGAGGATTGAGGAGCACTATCTTGATCCGAATTTCTATTAATTGTATTTGAATCGAAGTTAGATCTATCAAATACGACATAATAACTATCAATATCATTGCTATTAGAACTAATAGAATGCTCAGTATTAATTCTTCTCAACGAAACCCCACCAATCTCATACTTATATACTTTAGTGCCCAAATCATAATCTAGTTGAATAGTTGAATCTATACCTCTTGTCAAACCTGAAATTGTATTATCAACAACTGATGTATACTTAATAATTTCATCTTTAATTTTCAAATATCCTGGATTGTTGCCATCAACTACCAAACCTTCAAAAGTTTCAAAATCACTTGCAGAAGCAACGAGTATAGAAGTTTCGCTAGTTGTTAATCGGTTTGCCAATGTTGTTGGTTTAATGTCACTAATGACATTCGAAATAACTACTTTATTTAAATCTGAATACATTCCATGATGATAATGGTCAACTTTGAAATAATTTCCAGAATAAATTCCACCGGTAGGTGTTGATGTATTTACAGTTGTTGCTGTGGCAACTTGTACTACTCCGCTATTATCATAGTATGTTAAAGTTGCAGCCGCTCCAGCAAAAGAGTCTCCCTGAACATTTGATACGAATAAAGTATTTGCTCCTGTTCCAATTCCAGTAATTGTTATTTGAGCATCTCTACCAGTACCGGAAGACATATCAGAAGTTACAATGCCAACAACATCGCCAACATTATATCCGCTCCCATAATTTACTGGAGTTACGCTGTTAATAATTCCTGCATTTGCTTCAACATCTAAGGTAAGACCGCTTCCGTTTCCAGTAATTGCAAAAGTAGAGCACTCATTGTCGCTATCAGTTACATAATTAAATCCACCTGTAGTAATTCCAACAGTAACTACGGAAGCACCTGTTCCAACAATAGTTCCATAAGTATATGGTCTCAATTGCGTTGAAATTTTTCTTCCTTCTGTGAGAATACCAATAAGAGAATCATCTGTTAAAGTAGTAATGCCAAGTTTAACCTCTCTTGGAACAATAGTCAGTGGATTTGAATTGAGAGATTGAACATATCCATTACTTACATCTAAGGATGGATTGTGGAATAATACGCTGCCGCTTGATGAAGTGAAGTTTGCTTTATGAAGTTTAAACTTCATATCTTGATATTGATTTGCAGTCCATATAGATCCATTTTGGGACTTGAAAAGACTTCCGATAGCAAACTGTCTTCCATATTTAATTGCCTGAGAATCGGGAAGATCTCTGGTTTCAATAGTTTTTTCTCCCATTTCAGCAATCCAAACTTCATATTGGTCTGATTGCGGTGCAAGAAGAACTAATGCATATTCTGAATTTGGTTCGAGAGGAATTGGATAATCAAAAGTAAAGGTTGTTGGGATAGAAGCATCTCTAGATGTAAATACTTGATCAGGATTTAAAGTTACCCTATTTCCAATTCTATTGTTTGTTGGTGTCCCAAGTTCAACCTTTCTTATTTCAAGACTGACTGTAGCATTTCCTGAATCTTTGTTTCCAAAGAATACATCAACTGCTGTTAAATAGGCTCCATATGCATCATCACTTCTAATTGCAATATTTGGTGCTTGAACATCTTCGATACTCCCACCAACGGTAAATGATTGTGCCAAAGGATCGCTGTAATCAACACGAATGCTTATATTCGTAGTTCTTATTGTAAGTCTTTGCCATGCTTGCCAAATTCCTGTAGAAGTATACAAGGATTCTCCAGAAGAAATTAATTTACTTCCTGGAAGAGGAGTTTCATTTGTGGGACTAGATGTTAATTTATAAACTTTGGATCCGGTTTCAATTCTAACTGATGGTGGTGGACTTGTAAGAGGATTTTTCAAATAGAATGAACCGGATAAGAATCCATTTATATCACTAATTAATCTTAGATTCTTTACATAAGCTACGGTTCCACTAGTTTGTCCAACTAATTGCATACCCTGTACAAGATATCCATTATATAAACCTTGTGCTTGAGCAGATAGACCGGCAATATCAACATTTAAAGTTTTTGATGATGCACTATACGCTTCAGGAATATTTTCATTTGTTGAATATGGATTTGTAGTATATTTTATAGATGGATTGTTAAATGGTCCTTCTTTATGATTCGATTGTGCAACTCTAAAAGTTATTAATCTTTGTCCATCAAAAGAACCAACTACAGTTTCTCCTACAGTAAATGCTCCAGATGCACCATAGTTTTCTAAAGTAGAATCTGTTGCGATTTCGATTAATTTGGGAATGTAATCAACTCCACTATTTCCATCCAAAAATTGATAATACCTTGTTAATGGTTTTAGATTAACAACAGAGAATCCTGTATTTCTGGATCTCATGTAAGTTTCACTTCCAGAAGCAACTACTCGATCAAATCCCCACTGGAATGTACTAACTCCCCATGAACCTCCAAAAAATGTATTAGTTCGACTAATAATTTGATCGGCAAGTCTGATTGGTCTAACCCAACTATCTCTTTCGGGACTTAATTTGATATTTCCTGTATAAAGGATGACATGGAAAGGATTGACATTTTCCACTTTAGTTGCAAAATTTTGACTTATCCAGTCAACGCTTTCATATTTTAAAGTAACTGCTTCTCCTGTTTTTTGTACGTTATTGTCAATTAAGGTGTAATTATTGGCATAATCTAAGTTTTCATCAGAAATATTTTCTTGAGTGACAAGCTTCATTTCAAGACTATTTCTAGTCAATGGAGTTGTTAACTCATTATTTTCAGAATTAATTTCTATATCAGAAACGCCAACATTTATCAAGTCATAATTCTTAAAATCATCTACAAAAAATCCACTCTTGAATCTATCAAGACCCTGAGCATCTCTGATCTGTAAAGTTTTTGTATTTAACTCTAACAATGATAATGAAGTAACTCTCTCAAGAGTTTCTACACGATCTTCGATTTTTCCAATATCACGCATAGTATATCTTTTGTTATCAACTAATGTTATTTCAACATCATTTGTATCATAAAGATATGCTGGTAATCTGATGCTTGCAAGTTCCATTGCATCATCTAGACTTGCTGGTGGTTTTGGATTTACTGAAGGAATTCCCTTAACAATATTGAGTGTTCCAGTCTTATCTAAGAACAATCTATCGATTCTTGGTAAATAAAAGTCATATCCAATTAAAGCACTTTCGTTTGGCGAAACTATAAAGTTCAGAGAGTTAGCAAATCTATTTGGAGTTCCATAGAAAGGAGAACTTGTTGTTCCTGTAAATGGAGATACTCTTGGTCTAAAGTCGAGTGTGTCAGACGCTCTTACAGCAGATCTTCCAATATTAGGAATATCTGATAAAAATCTTTCTTGCGAATAACTATTTACTGTGAATAAATCTCCAGTATCTCCAGAAGGAATCGAATAATAATCAAATATAATTGAAAGTTTTCTTGATGGAGAATCTTGACCTCTCTTTCTTACAAGACGAGAATAATCGTAGAATTGATCATTTTGACCTTTATTTAATGCAAATTTATCGGTAATATTTCTATATTGTCCAGATACAATTGTTTGTATTTCTGTTTTAATATTAGAATCTTCAAATATTACAGATTCATTTGTAGAAAATCTATTATTATTCAAATATACGATACCAAGAGTATCTGTAGAAGTCTTTGTTACCACTCTGGCGACAGTATTGGTTGACCTCCCAATAATATTTTCTCCGATAATTGCATTTGTATCTACATTTGCCAAAGAACTAAATGTTATTTGATCCAATACTGGCAAATTATTATCTAAAGATTCAAGAACTGCTAAAACTTTTCCTACATCTGGATAATTTAAACTTATTTCATCATCTTGAACTCTTAAACCATATGCCT